GCGCACACGTTGCATAATTTCTTGAGCACCTGTATACTTGTGTGCGGCAATTAGAATAGTTGAATCAGGTACAAACATTGCGTACCAGAGAAGATATCCTGCGGCTGATGTTGACTTACCTGTTTGTCGAGGCATCAATGAGATACTGTAACGATTTTGATGATAGTTTTCAATCAACCGTTTCTGAAACTCCCATGGATGATAATTCATTGATCCCTTTGTAGGATGCTGAATCATAAAGAAGTTGTCCATGAAGTACATTGGACCTGTGTTAGGATCACAACACTTGATGAAATCGTTTAATTCGTTGTCGTCTTTGAACTTCGTTTTTACATACGGGTCCTTGACTAAGGTAGGTGTATTTGCCATATTAATATTTATTACATAGTACTATTAGGCTAAAGTTACCATAGTAACTGAGAACCAAACATCCAATTTGGTTGAGTTATCTAATCTGCGTGTCGCACACACCATAGTCATGCCACCGTCAGTAAAAACCGCGTCAGCCATTTCTAATGTAATCGCCGAAATAGTTTTACCAATCATAACACCACCGTGATTTAGTGTGCCATCGGAGATGCCATTTGGTGTGTTACTGCCATAGCAATCAGAAAAAATAGCATATTGGATACCGGTTGTTCCAATATCTACCCAGGAATATGCTGGACCTGTAATAGTAGGCGCATTATACCATGTATAGCCTACTGTGCTTTGGTTGGCGTTATTATTACCAATATCATAGTTGATTAATCTAAACTTTTTATTACTACCGGGTTTAACACGAACAGCAAACATTGGAATTTCTGTGTTCTGCATTGTCCAACCACGGTTATTGTTTACACCAAAGTTGTTAAACGAATAGAAACCTGTAATTGGTTTAGATCCAACTGCAACAGTAACAACATCGGTGATTGTGGCTGTAACATTGCCGGTGACTGGGAAAGGATTATCTGTATTGACAATATCGCCATTCTTGTTGGCAATCATACCAACATCGTGTAGGACTCTGCGTCCATCGATATATTGTTGTGTATCTTTATTAAACTGTGACATATATTAGGCCTTGGGGATAACTAACATTTGAAACTCTGTACCAATACGACTAGATTCAACAAGAGCAAAGGCTCTAATCTCAACATCTGACTTTTCTGGAATACGATAAGGAGTTCTAAAGTTGTGGTCAAATGATCCACTGATGAACTTGAATGTTTTAATCTGATGCCAAGTATCATTGTATGGACGAGTCCATAGCATACTGGTAATCTCATCGCTCTTACCTGATGATCCGTTAATGCTCAATACAAATGCTTCAAATCCTGCTGGCACTGTATAGGTACAACTTTGTGTTTGCCCATACGGTGCTTGTATCTGTGCTACCAGTGTTCCGCCACTGGAACCATAGTGTAGTTCAATGTTGTAATCGTGTGGTAGTAGGTTGGTGTTAGTGCCTGCCACTGTGGCTCTGACTATGCGATAAAAGTTTAATGTAGTTGCTACTGGAGTTGTAGTGTCAGTGTTGTTAAATGTAACGGTATCAGTGATTAGATTGTAGTTGCTATCAAGTCCTTCAATGACTAACTGCTTGCCACGAATCTTGGCATCGTCTGTGGTGCTGAACACATATAGTTTTGCTCCTGTGCCGGTAAAAGTGTTCCAAGGATACAGTCCAGGTGCGTCCCATACGGTAGACATAGTAGCAGGTGTAGTACCAAGACTGGAGGTAGCACCACTCTTGTCAATCAAATATGCTGAGGCAACATCTATTTCTCTTACTGGAGCATTACGAGCATATCCAATCAAGTTAGTGTCGTTAATCTGACGAACAGGGACACCGTTAGTATCGTCAATGGCTAATCCACCTTTAGATAGTGCTACTAGGATAGGATTGGCCAGGCTGTTGGCTGCTGTGGTAGCACTGACGGGTATAGGATTACCTGTATCGTTTTTAATCTCTATTTCTGGCATCGTACCGATATTAACATTACCTGTAACACTTACGTTACCTTGAACGGGCATCCAAGTGTTGGATATGTCTATGTTACCAAGTTCATCAGTGTGTGTATGCACTGGGTCTTCGTGTGTGCTATCTACTGTCACTGTACCTGGTATATTAACGTTTCCTGAGATAATAATATTGCCAGCAAATCCAGTGCGGACAACCACGTCATCATTACCGTCAATGTACAATGAATTCGTTAGGTTCGTTAATCTTGGATCAACGTTAGGACCTTTATTACTTGCGCTCATATTAAGCTACCCAAGGACGACCCTGTATCAACCCACCTGTGTTGAGATTATCAATGATATCATCACCGTCGTACTGGGTTGGTAACTCAGATAGGTCATAGTTAGGTCTGTCTTTTCCTTCTGCTAGTCTCTTTTCAGCAGCCAGGTCTAGTTTTGCTTTCTGTCTATCTTCACGTGTAGGTAAATGTGAAATTCCGTTCAACGACATATTACTTTCCTTTATATTGCATGTTAGGGTACATGCTCAAGCTATCTGACCTAATATCGCTAGGGTGTTTGGGTTTATTTAAATCATTACCTATAGAGAAAAGAACTTTCTCATCAGTATATCGTTCATCAGGGCTGTTAGAATACTGTGTATCAGATTCCTCAGGCTGGATTATGATTACTTCTTCTTCGTAATCATTAGATTGTTGAACCTGGTCTTGACAGTCAACTTGGTCGATAAGGTCTAATAGACCGCGGATAAATTCAGTAGCTCTCATCTACTTATTTATCGTAGGGAGTCTCTCCTGTAAGGTGGGGCTTTGCAAACCACAATCTAAACCATTCGTCTGAACCTGGTCGGATGTTTTGTTCACGTTGAATCTGTCCTAGGTTACTACCTTGCACACTCATCTCTTCACCGTAACTAGTATTATCGTTAACACCTGCTAACTTTTTCAAATCATCTAGGTTATCAATTGATTGCTCTGGTGCAGGAACGGATTTGAGTTTATCAAATCCGTTCATTATTTGCGCTTGTCTGAATGGGTCGAACGTCATTCAGTATTTATTTGATATCTAGCGGACGTGCTTTCTTGGCTAGAATTGAGAAATATCTCTCTTTAACAGGACGTGATGTTGGCTCACCTTCTACTGGGTTCGCTACTGGCATGTTAATATCAAATTCGATAGTGTCATTCTTTACTAAGTCAAAGCCACAACGTTGAAGAAGGGCAGCTAATTGAGTAAAGCCTAAAATGCTATAATGATTCAAGTTATATTCATGCTTACGCTCACAATCAGGCGCCGGCACCTCAATATAAACAAGTCCGTTTTGTTTTAGAACTCTGTTGTATTCCATCAAAGTAAAGATAGGATATGGGCTATGCTCTAGTGCATGGCGCAAGAAGATGAAGTCAACTGATTCATCAGTGTATCCTTGTGCTTGAGGCAAGAAAGTCAGGTCGTGTTCTTTGACAGTGTGACCTTTTTCACGACAAAGTTTAACATCACCGTCAGATAATGTCACACCTGTTACATTCGTGAATTCTCGTGCCTTCATTTCATCTAAGAAGTAACCAGGACCGCAGCCCATGTCTAGAATGTTTAGGTCTTTGCCGAGATTTAAAGGGTCGATATATTTTTCTACAACATATTTGGTTAGTTGCTGATGGAACTGAGAGTCACCCTCATCGTAAATATGTGCAGTGTACAACCATTCGTTGTAAAATTTGAGCTTGACTAGGTCAAGAGTGTTGTTAATGTCTTGCATTGCTATCCTACTAAAGTATATTTTTACTTATCAGGATATAGAGACACTATTATTTTTTATAGCCCTTGAAGCCAGAAACTGGGCTAACTGTATGGGTATCATCTAGTTCTTTACTAGCCATATCACCGTGATTCATGTCAGTGTATTCTGCACCAACTGCTTTGTATGCTTGTTTAAGCATATCTTGTTCTTCTTTAGTGTATGGGTGAGCTGTTTTCTTCTTACCGACCCAGCTTTTTGCCTTCATATCAATAGGGTCTTTGCCGTTTGCCCCTGCGACTGCCATACCTAACCGATAGCTCGTGTAGTCTCCGCTGACATGCTCGCCGTCACCGTACGTATTCAATCCCTTAGTAGACTGTTGCTGTCTCTTGGTAATCTTCTTTTCGCTCGATTCGGATAGAAATTCAAATGCTCTCATAAGATAGTATTTATCGTTAATTTATAATTTGGTAAGAGATTTTGTGGTTAATCGTGGCGTTCATAAAGGGACTAACTGTAACTCTGACGTTGCCTGATTGAACGTATACATCATAACGAGTAACGCAGTTGCCAGCGAAGGTTGTACCGAATGCCGAGTAGTTACAACTTAGTCTCGATGGTACTGTAGTGATGTTCAGTGTAACAGATTGACTGAAGCGGTCTATTGGCTGCACTGACGTAACTTGAAGAACACCTGATTGGAAAGTATTAGCCGGTGCTTCAAATATAATTTGATCCGCATTATCATTGGTAGTAGTATACGTAGTCGCCCCGATAGCAGTTACGTTGGATCCTAATATAACATTCCCTGCAACAGTGATATTACTGCTAGTAATGTTGTTAGTGGTAAAGTCTGCAAGCTGGGTAGTGCCAGTTACAAAGAAAGAAACAGTGTTGTTCGATTCATTCGTAGTGACGTTACCGATTGCTAACGCTGAACTATCAAAGAATACTGATTTGAACGGTGCATTTGCAGAACCAAGACTAGAATTAGCAGAGTCTGCGGGCACTAGTACTGAGCCGATAGTCAGAGTACCGGTAACTACATCATAGTTGAATCCAGAATC